AATCCTGAAGTATTCCGTCAGAAACTTCTTGTGATGGAGTAAATTTTAAAAGGGGTGATAAAACACCCCATTTTATTTTTTAATTATGAAAAAAAAGAAGAAAGCTAGTACAAATGAAAAAGCTGACCAGTTTTTGGCAGGTTTAGGAACTGCTGGAGGTGCTATAGGATCACCACAATTGGTTGGATTTGGTGCAAGTGATGTTCAGAATCAAATAGTTTCAGGTAATACAGATGAATATGCAAATATAAGAATGAGACAAGAAGAAATAAAAATTGGTGAATCAGCTGCAATGCCTCCTGATTTGGATGCATCATATTTGAAATTAAATTTACCAGGATCACCTTTACCATCTAATGGTTTACTTGCTCCGAGAAATATAGTAGCTGCTGAACAAACACAAGATATGCTTTTATCTCAAGAGCAAATGTTTTTAGCACAATATTTACCAGCTGCAGGTTTAAGTCGATTACCTGTAGGTCAGCCTCCATTAGAATCAGGAAAAGGTGATAAGTAAATGGACACTAAGAAAGCACAAAAAGCTGTAAGAATGGCAGAGATGGCTATGGATCTTATGGATCTTGAAGATGAAATGGCTGAAGCTCAAGAAGCTGATTTACAACCCGAAGACGGTTATATCAACCCAATGGGAAGAATTGGTACTGTACCTCCAACATCATATTCTTTAGGAAATATGTTAAATGGGACTACAACTCAATCAGTAATAAATCCAGAAACTTAAATAAGTAGAATATTAAGTCAATTTATAATTATATCTAATGGGATTTATTTTCCAGTTTCAAAAGAACACAATTCCGTGTTCGCTATCAGCAAACCTAGCTGACTTCTAAAAAATGTTTATAGATAACGATTTTCCGAAGCTGCTTGGTGCCGAGTTATACAGACCTCATCCAGCGTACATCGTTGAAATGGCTTCCGAGCCTGTGGTAGTGCATGACTTCACTAAGCAGCCAGGGCAGACCGTTCAACTAGATAGATACCGTTTCTTTGGAAACCCTGGCACGAAGACTTCGAGAGAAAGAACTCAGGATCAAACCATTGGAACTGCTAACAGCAGATCTATCGTGAAGGACAAGGTACTTGTATCTCTTAGAGAGTATACAGGTCCAGCTGACCCTAATAATACAACTCTTCCTAGCACATTCAAAATTGCTAGAGAAACTCTAATGACAGCTCAGCGTTTGCTGCTTGATACTGGGAACCTTAATATGTTCCATCAATCAATTGGTTCACTGACTTTATTAGATGATTATAGAAGATGGAGAGACAGAGTATTCATTGATGAGCTATTCAAATCTGAATCTCGTGGTCAATCTTCTGATACACAAGGTGGTTACTACTACCCTAACGGCAAAGCAAAAGCTGCTGGTGGAGCCAGTCTTAATGCTTATACAGCTACAGAATATGCTTCTGAGCGTTTTAAGTTCAATGTTAAGACTGACTTACTTGAAGTCGTTAAAAGTCTAAGAAAGCGTCATGTACCAGTCTTCGCAGATGGTTACTATCGCTGTATTGCAGATCCTTCATTCATGAAAGATCTAAGAGCCGATCAAGGCTTCCGTGAAGTAGCAAGATATCCAGGAATGGGACAAGGTTCACCTTTAATGGGTGCTGGTGCTCCTAACCAAGCAATCTATGCTGGTGGACAGTATGGACAAGCTCAGTTCGTAGCAGGCGAGCCTGTTATGCCTTCTGGATTCGTGTTTGAAGGAGTAAGATTCTTTGAATCTACAAACTTCCCATCTAAGACAATTTCGGTCGATATTGGAGATGGAAACGGTGCATCTACTAGAACAACTCCAGCAGGATTGTTCTTTGGTCCACAAGCAATTGGTGTTGGTATCGGTGGTCCTAACGCTCAAGTTTTAATTAATAATAATGATGATTTCTCCAGATTTATCATTCTTATTTGGCAGCTATATGCTGGTTTTGCAAACTTGAATAAGGACTTCATTACCACATCCTTCACAATCACAGAATAAGGAGGATTAACTAATGGCAACTTACAAGAGTGACGCAGGTGCAATCCTGCAACCTGGAAATCAGATCAACAAATTATCCTCATTCAACCATGAGGGTGTACTTGGTTGGCCTGGAATTGAACTCTTTGAACAAATTGGTTTCGTAAAAGTAACTAATTTAGAAGCTGATAAAGCTAGTAACAAGAGTTTCAGCATCACTGTACCTTCTCCAGATAGAAGAGTAAGTGACAGAGTGAGAGATGATCGCACAAGTTTAGTAGTCAAAGCATCTGCAGGTAGACCTGCATATGTTTATGGAGCTTCTATAGCGATTGCACAGGATACACCTTCAGGTGGTCTTCCTAGCTTCCCAGCATCTCCAATAACAGCAGACCTTGGTGGTACAACTACTGAGCTTCTACTTCTTGGTCCAGACAACAGTGGTTCACCTC